CAGGAAATCGTTCAGCTTGGAGGTGTGTATCGTGGCAATTCTAAAACACATCGCAAGTAAAAATGCCAATTATGGGAGTGCCATCGACTATCTGAAATACCAGCATGATGAGTTTCATCTGGTTCCCGTTCTGGATGAACGCGGGAATATGCTGCTTCGGGAAGAATTTTATCTTGACGGTTTGAACTGCCATCCCGAAACCTTCGACCTTGAATGTGAACTGTTAAACCAGCAGTACCATAAGAACAACACTTACGATGAAATCAAAAGTCACCACTACATTATCAGCCATGACCCCAGAGATAACGCCGACCACGATTTAACAGGAGAACGCGCACAGGCCATCGGGCTGGAATACGCAAAAGCTAATTTTCCGGGGCATCAGGCTTTGGTCTGCACCCATACAGATGGCAATAACGGAACAAGCAACATCCATACCCACATCATAATCAACAGCCTGCGCAAATTTGATGTTGACCCGCAGCCATTCACCGAGCGGCCTATCGACTGCAGGGCTGGATACAAGCACCACCTTACCAAAGACTATTTGAAGCACCTGCAAAAATCTTTGATGGATATTTGCCAGCGCGAAGGGCTGCATCAGGTCGATCTGCTCTCCCCTGCTGCGGATAAAATCACACAGCAGGAGTACCATGCGCAGCGGCGTGGGCAGCTGAATCTGGACATTGCAAACATGGAACTTCTGGGCGATGGCATTACCCCCATGCACACCACCTTTGAAACAAACAAAGAAAAAATCCGCAATGCCATTTCTGACATTGCGGAACGTGCCACATCTTTTGAGGAATTTCAGCGGTTATTAAAAGCGGAATACGGAATTTTGGTAAAAGACCATCGCGGACGATTCAGCTATCTTCCTGCTGACCGACAGAAATTCATTTCTGCCCGCGCCCTCGGTTCTAATTATGACCGCGACAGGCTTCTCCGCATTTTTGCAGAAAATGCTCGAAACAGAGAACAGAACAATCCTCATTGGACGGTAAATGATCCTCTGGCCATTCTGTTCATTAAGTCCGATCTGCGCCTTGTGGTTGATTTGCAGACCTGTGTAAAAGCGCAACAGAGCCGCGCGTATGCACAGAAAGTCAAGATTTCCAATTTGCAGCAGATGGCACGAACAGTCGCTTATGTGCAGGAACATGGATACGATTCTTACGAAAAACTCTCCGATACCACCGACACCATCCAATCCAAAATGGCGAAAGCTCGAAGTGATGCCAAATTCACCGAAGCCAAATTGAAAAAGGTCAACGAACAGATTCGTTATTTAGGCCAGTATCTTTCTACAAAATCAGTCTATGGTGATTTTTTGAAATCCGGCAATAAGAAATCTTTCCGTCAGGCTCATGCAGAGGATATTGCCAAATATGAAGAAGCCCTCCGCATCCTAAAGCAGCACTCCCCAGATGGAAAGTTCCCGACTATGAAAGACCTTCGGGTCAAAAAGGAGCAGCTTACCATTCAGAAAGATGCGCAGTATGACACATACCACTATTTCAAAGATTACCACAGGGAACTCCAGACTGTATGCGCCAATGTAGATAATATTCTGGGAACAGAACGAGAAGCACAGCGCAAA